GTAGAAAGTATGGTAGATAATGATTTAGCTATATGCCGAAAAGAAAAAAGCTAACGATTTACCAATACATAATTGAGAAATTCATAGGCAATTCCAAGACCATTTGGTCAGACAGAGAAGCTACAAAGAGAGAGATAGCTACGGCGAAGAAGCTGTTAAACGCTTATCCAGACAAAAAGTTCTGGGTTAGAGCTTCAATACCGTTCGACAATCTAGAATCGTTAATCTGGTTTCTCTCTCCTAACGGAAAGCGTTTCCTAATCACTCAATGGAACGAATATACGCTTGACTTGCGTCCAGAAGAACAGCATACTCTGTCAAGTAAACGGATTGGCAGAGCCAAGAAGATAAAAAACACCAAAAAGAGCTTACTAGATTTTTTAAGAGATGGCAGCGAAGAAAAGAACTGATACGTTAGACCCAATCGGGCAAATTAAGCAATACCTCAAAGACCACAAGCATGAGCATTACAACTTTGAGACAGAGGCAAATTACACAGTCTCCAGCGGCAGTCTATTGTTAGACATAGCTATGGCTGGAGGGTTACGCCCTTCGATTATTAGAGCGAGCGGCGTTTCTGAAGGAGGAAAAACTTCCTGCTCGCTTTCTTTTGCACGCAATTTCCAAGATTCTGTAAAGAACTCAATGGTCATTTATGTTAAGTCTGAAGGAAGGCTGTCGCAAGAAATGATTGAAAGGTCTGGAATAGATACTTCTGAGGACAAATGGTTTGTTTTTAAATCTAATATCTTTGAGACCGTTATTGATTTTGTCACGACTCTCATCAAGGACAATCCAACGGAGAAGAAGTATTTCTTCATTATAGATTCAATGGACTCTCTGATTCCTTCTGGCGATATTGACCGGTCTTATGCAGAAGCTACCAAAGTTGCTGGAGGCGCAGTTCTGAGTTCTAATTTTCTAAAGAGAATGGCTCTACCAATTAGCACTAGAGGCCACATCTGCTTTATGATTTCTCAAGTTAGAAGCACTGTAAGCGTTAATCCTTACGACAAAGGAGACCCAAAGCTTACAAACGCCACAGGAGGCAATGCCCTGCTTCACTTTTCTGACTGGATATTTGAGTTTCAAAAGAGGCACAAAGCTGATCAAATAACTTCCAAAAATTCTAAAGATGGAAATCCGGACGGTCACTGGTGCAAAATCATATTTAGAAAAACTCCAAATGAAACTACTGGCGCTGAAATAAAGTATCCAATCAGATACGGCAGAACCGGAGGCAAAAGCGTTTGGATTGAATACGAAGTTTTTGACTCATTAGTCAAGTGGGGCTTTGTGGAGAAAGCTGGCTCTTGGATTACCGTTAATCAAAAACTAATTGACGAATTAAAGCAAAACAAACTTGAGATTCCCGAAAAGATTCAAGGAGAAGATGCTTTCACAGCTTATCTTGAAGAGCGCCCAGAGCTTACAAGTTATTTGTTCAAAAAACTCAAGCAGACCTTAACTTTAGTGTGAGACTTTACAACATAAACGGAAAGCTTGTAAGTAAAAATGTGGTCAAATATAGAATTGATTGGGAAAAATCTTGTCGATCAAAAATCCAATTTGAAGTCAAAAACTTTTTTAAAGATTACTGGGAAAACCATATTTGCTATGAAGAGTTCCCTGTTTTCGGCACAAGACTTAAAGTAGACTTAATAAATTTTACCCGCAAAATAGCCGTAGAAGTACAAGGTGATCAACATAACCAATACAACAAATTTTTCCATGGTGGCTCAAGAGATAAATATCTAGCCTCCATAAAAAGAGACATGAAAAAAATAAACTGGCTGGAAATGAACGAGTTTAAAGTTCTTGAAATAGAAACTAAAGATATCAAAAGTTTAAGTAGATCTTATATTTTTGACACTTTTGGAGTAGACATTTAATACTGCGTGTAATATATTATGATGAGCAAAGAAGTACAGTACGGAAGTATGCCTCAAAAGGTACTGGACGATATAAGTGAGATGTCATACGGTGGCTATGTATTGTTTAGTTTTGACGAAAAAGCTAAACCTCAAGTCCACGCACAGATATCTGACGACTTAAACGCAATGTCTCTACAGTATTTTATTAAGAATTGGTCTGAGGCCATGGAAGAAATTTCTAGAGAAAGCTTTCTCGAAAATATTACATCTAGAATCCAAACCAATTCAGAAGACGAAGAAGATTACGAAGATGAGTGATACAAATATTTCAGATTATTATCCTAAAGACAAAACAACCCCCCTACCCGGCATGGAACCTCCAGTATCTTTAACAGCGGGCGAAGCCCCAGAACCGACCCCTCAGACGCCAGAAGAAGAGCGTCATCCGAACACTGACGCAGCACCTGTCGAAAGCTTGGCAGTAGATGACTTGGGCATTGATTTGCCAGATATACCTTTGCCGGACGATGAGCCAGTTGAGGATGCTATTAAGGATACGTTTGACGACGCAGCGTTTAATTTCGCAGTCGTAGGCGTCGGTCAAGGTGGCTCCAGATTAGCTGAATCATTTTGGAACTTAGGTTATCGTAGAGTTGGAGTCATCAACACAGCGAAACAAGACCTTTCTCTAATTAATATACCAGAACAGAATAAACTTTTAATTGGTGACGGAGGTGCAGGAAAAAATCCAGACGCAGCAGACGAAGTTTTTCGGACTAGGTACGAAGACATTCTTGACTTTCTAAAAAGAACTTTCGGCACGAGCTATGAAAGAGTTTTAGTTTGCGCTGGCGCTGGCGGCGGCACAGGTGCTGGAGGCGTGGCTAGAGTAATTGATATCTGTCACGACTTGAATCAATCCTTGGGCAAAGAAACTAAAGACACTGATGCAAAAGTTGGTTGCGTTTTAGCTTTGCCAACTAGAGCGGAAGGTATAAAGGTTCAAGATAATTCAAAGAAAACAATTAGCAAAGTAATTGACGCTCAAAAAGCTGGCGTACTTTCTCCTCTTGTAGTTCTTGATAATGAAAAGATTAAACAGCTATATCCTAAGCTGACAGTAAATCAGTTTTGGAGCACTGCCAACAATAGCATTTGTTCTATTTTCCATCTGTTTAATAAAATTTCCGCCAAGGAATCTGCATATACTACTTTTGATAAAGCTGATTTAGATACAATCTTTTCTTCTGGCATTATCATGTTTGGAGCAACTCCAATCAAGGACACTACGGAAACAGGAATCTCATACGCGGTTAGAGATAATCTTAGAAAGAATATATTAGCTGGCGTTGATGCTTCTACAGGAAACGTGGCGGCTTGCGTAATCATCGGAGATAAGAATTCTCTTGACAATATACCTCAGTCTAGTCTAGAACATGGATTCGAGCAGCTTAGTCGCATGATGGGCGGCGGTTCCACTGTTCACAGAGGTATTTATGCTGGAGCAAAACAAGGACTCGCTGTCTATACAGCTATTGGTGGACTTCAAGCTCCCGACAATCTGTTTGATTACTTCTTTGAGGTAGATAGAAAATACAAATAATACATGTCCCTATATAATCTTAGGCTTGAGAAGCGCGTCATAGGCGCAATTCTCAAATCTCCAGATGTTTTAGCTGAAGTAGATTCATTTCTAACAGTTGAAGACTTCTATAACGATGTACATAAATCTATTTATTCAGTAATTAGAAATGCTTATGTTGCAGGGGATAGAATAGATGTAGTTTTGATATCTGACAAAATGAAGAACATTGGCATAACTGCCAAGGACTCTGTCAACATTTACGAATATCTAGATGGCATAACTTTCTCCGCCCCAAAAGCTTCAGTTGTTCCAGACTATGCTAGACAACTAATCAAGTATAGAATCAGAAGAGATATAATTGATACTAGCAATTCAATAGAAGAGTACATAAATAATTGTGAAGATGATTCTGTTGATGATATTATATCAAAGTCGGACGCAATATACTCCGACAAAATATTTTCTTATGAGCTAGATGATACTCCAGAAAACATATTAGATAGTTTCTTAGATGAGGTAGAAGAAACTGGCAGGAACCCAATTGACGATAGCGGACTACTAACACCTTATCCGGAGTTTAACAGATTATTTGGCGGACTCAGAGACGGAAACATATACGCAATAGTTTCAAGGCCCGCCCAAGGTAAAACTACTTTCATAAATGATATCTGCCTAAATACTTCACTCAAAAACAATGTTCCAGCTTTAGTTCTAGACACTGAAATGTCTACGAAAGAAATAAAGTTTCGTATGGCAGCGGCCCAAACAGGAGTGCCGCTTTGGTATCTTGAAACTGGCAACTGGAGAAAGAATGAAGAGATGTATAAGAAAGTCAGAGATTATCAAGAAAACTTTAAAGGCAAGTATGATAATCACCAATACTTTCACTATCATGTCAGAAATAAGACAGTAGACGAGGTTTGTTCAATTATTCGTCGCTGGCACATGAAGCACGTTGGCAGAGGTAATAAATGTGTTATAGCTTACGACTACGTCAAGTTAACTGGAGAGAAGGTAGATAAGAACTGGGCCGAACATCAAGCTATTGGAGAAAAGATAGATAAGCTTAAAAGAATCTCAGAAGAATTATCTGCCCCAGTAATAACCGCCATGCAGATGAACAGAACGGGAGAAAGTCACAATAGAAACAGCAGAACTCTAGTTGATGACAGTTCAGCTATCTCTCTATCAGACAGACTTCAATGGTTCGCTAGTTTCGTTGGCATATTTCGCAGAAAGACAACTGATGAGATAGCAATGGACGGAGAAGATTATGGTACTCATAAGCTTTTGCCAATCAAAACCAGATATCAAGGCAAGGACGCTGCCGGTCATATAGATTTAATTCGCAGGCCAATCATAGAAGAGCATAATCAAACAGAAGTTCATAGAGAAGAATGGGCTCAAAATTATCTCAACTTCAATGTTCAAAACTTTTCTGTTATTAGCAAAGGTTCGCTTCAACACATAGTTGACAATATCAGACAGAACTTTGATATTGCTGAACAGAGAATTTCCGGAGATGGTGATACAGCTATTTCATAAATGTCAGAGGTAAGAGACATACTGGTAGATTTGGGTTACAAAATCCAAGATCATGGAAGAGAGTTTAGGATGCGTCCTCTTTACAGAGACTCTGGCAATAGTTCTGTATTAAGGGTATATAAAGACACAGGGTACTGGACTGACTTCAAGGAAAATAAAGCTGGCCCAATCGAAGAACTTGTAAGGTTAACTTTAGGTCTGTCCAATATACAACAGGCTCAAGATGTAATTGCCAAAAAGTACAAGTTCGTAAAGCCGGAGAGAGAAGATACAAATTCCAAGCTAGAGCACGTCAAAAGCATATCAAAGGAAGTTTTAACTGATTTGGTAAGAGATGATTCTTATTGGAACGGCAGAGGCGTAAGCTCTTCTACTTTAGCTTTGTTTGAAGGAGGTCGAGCTACAAAAAACAAAATGTACGGGAGATATGTTTTTCCGATATACAATGGCTTAAAAAAATTAGTAGGAATAACTGGCAGAGACACAACCGGCAAACTAATGCCCAAATGGCTTCACCAAGGGCCGACTTCCAAGTGGGCCTATCCGCTTCAAGTTAACTTTCAAATAGTAAAAGAGGCTCGCGAAATAATTATAGTTGAAAGTATCGGAGATATGCTTTCTCTTTGGGAAGCCGGAATCAAGAATGTAATAGTTACATTCGGCTTAAGAATAAGTGCGCATTTAGTAACTTGTATTTTGAAACTTGACCCAGATAAGGTTATAATAGCTTTGAATAATGACGCTGACAGCGGAGCTGGTTACCTTGCTGCAAAAAGAGGGGAAACATTGCTGTCAAAGCATTTTGGCAAAGAGGCCGTAGAGATAAAGCTACCTTGTAAAAATGACTTCGGGTGCATGAGTAAAAAAGAAATTTTAGAATGGCGAAAGAAATAAAGGAAAAGATACTATCCGCATCAAGACTTAAGACCTTGGAAACTTGCACTTGGTCTTATTGGTGCAACTACCACTTAAAACTTCCGCAAAAACAAAACGAAGGCGCACAGAGAGGAACTGTGTGCCATTTGGTGTTTGAAATGCTAGTCAAGAAGAAGCATCGAAAACACTATGATCGCATAGTTAAAGCGAATAGCATTGACGGTAGCCCAGCTATCGTCAGGCTTGTTATGAAGCACCTCAGACAAATGGAGAAGTCGTCTGATCTACCAATGACAAACGAGGAGAACACGACCTTGGTTTGGGATATGATTATGGTTGGATTAAAGTATGATTTCTTTGGCTGGGGAGGCAAGGTTGATAATCCAGAGTTTGAGTTTTTGCTTGAGAAAGATGATCCTAAATACAAGATAAGAGGATTTATTGACAAACCAATAGTCTACAAACGTGGTAAAAAAATAAAGATTGTAGATTACAAGAGCAGTAAATACAAATTCAGAGGAGAAGAGCTGCACTCAAATGTTCAAGCTATGACTTATACTCTTGCAGCTAAAAAACACTGGCCGGATTACAAACCAATCGCGGAATTTCTATTTTTAAGATTTCCCAAAAGCCCCGTACAGCAGCTTGAGTTTACAGAAGAACAGCTTAAAGGATTTGAGTATTATCTATCTTATGCTTACTTTAAGATAAATAATTTCTCAGAAGATGATGCGTGCTCAAATTACGCAGCAGATTCAAAGAAAAGCGCGTGGATGTGCAAAGTTGGAAAGTGGCGTTGCCCCTATATTGACGCTTATGATTATTATTCTTTGCAGGACAAGGAAGGAAATCAAGTAGCGTCTAGCTTTAAAAAGTACGAACTTGAAAAGATTAAGGTCAAAGGCCAAAAGATCAAAAAACAAAAATACGAAGGATGTCCAAGGCACGCAGATGCCGGTGATATCTTAGATATTTTCTCTTAAAAAAGTTTTTCTTATACCCTAGATGCAGGACATCTTTCTACCGTACTAAACTTTTTAAGTGATCTGATTCGCTTCCCTTGCATACAAGATATGCTTCCTAAGGTATTCAGACGCTTAATATTCCCCGTCCCTATGTGCTTCTCTCGAAATAGGCACAAGATGCCTTTCTCATTCCATGCGCAAGGGGCGGGGAAAATAATTTCTTGACAACCTACCAGAATCGTGCCAGA